ATGTGCGAAATAGTTAAGCCTTTATCATCCTTTGACAAAACTGATGAACTTGCCAAATGTGTATCACCGTAGCCCGTTGATCCGTTGCCTGTAATACCGTCAGCATCATGGGTTACTCCACCACTCCACGTAATACGGTATGACCCGTCTGCATCCTGAGCATCCATAAAGTTATACTTATGTGTTGTTGCCGTACCCCCGCAAAAAGGATAAAGGGCGTAAAACTTTGATACGCCTATGCTGGTAATAACCGCTTCTAAATCCACCAATGCGGCCTCAATTGTGGCATCACTTATTCCTGTTGCCGTTAAAAATAACGAAGTCAATGTGTCGCCTGCAACCGCAAATTGATATGGATTTATTATCATGCTCATACCGCGTGTGTACCTATTAAGGTTACTTTTACCCCTGCACCTGCAATGGTGCTGCCTACCTGATCAAAGTCGATTGTTATTTCTGCATCGTCTGCAATGGCTGAATCACTTATTACGGCTGCACTTGCCGCTGTTGTTGATGTTTTTTCGCTCGCATCAATTGAAAGTTTAGTTGATAAAACAGTTGTGCCTGTTTCGTTTATATCAATTACAATGGTGCTACCTGTCGGGGCTGTGGTAACACTTGCCCTAACGGCTGTAAGGGTAAATGCGTATGGCGCGCGAAATGTTACCTTTGCCGTTCCTGTGGTTATGGCTGTTGTTTCATCTGAGCACGCTATAATAAACTCACATGGTACTGTTGCCTTTGCAACCTTAGCATCTAATTGCGTTTGAATAGCACTTGTAACCCCGTCCGTATAATTTAACTCTGTGGCTGTGGCTGTTAATCCCAATGTAACTAACTGAGCCGCTGCATTTGCATCATCCAACAAAGCCTTACCGGCCGCTGTTAAATCAAATGTTGCCGCTGTTCCTGAGCCTGTAAATTGAATCCCCTTATCCGCTGCACTTGTCAATCCTGCAATGGCTGTTAATTCCGCATCCAAAGGCTGATAACTACCGCTGGCCTGTTTGCCGTCAATCTGTGTTTGAATAGCACTTGTTACCCCTTTTACATAGGCCAATTCTGTTAAACTTGGATAGGTTGCTGTGTCTGCACTCTTTACATTTTTACTTGCATCGATAATTGCAACCTTTGAGGCGGTTTCAGAACTCAAAACTATCGCAGGGGTTGTAACTGTTCCTGTGAATGTCGGGCTTGCTATCGGTGCTTTTGCTGCTAAATCAGTTGTTAAATTAATGACCTCTGATTGTGGATGTGTGTGCGCTGTTGGAGCATCGCCTACCCATTGAACATTCCCATCCGTAACCGCTGTATCAAATTGAGACTTTGTTCCTGTTATGCCTATAATACTTGTTTGGTCGCCTGTATTTGTGCCGCTTAGATTTGATAATTTAGTAAACTGTGCAGGGGCTAATAACCCCGCGTTTGTACCCGTACCGAGTGGCAAGGTTGCATCCGTACCGCTGTCTGATGTTACTATTCCATTTGTGGGGCTTGCCGTATAAGCCAAGTTTGCACCGCCTCCACCGCCTCCACCTGTTACCCACTCAACATCATAATCCGTGTCGCTTGCCTTTGCCAACACCTGCCCATCTGTTCCGCCGGGTGGAATTGAATGTGCTATGGGTTCAATGGTAAAATTAATAGTTCCACCATTTGAAGGTGATAAATACACATCCTGACCCGCTGTAATTGTGAATACTACACTCATGAGTATTTAGGATTAATAATGAAAGTACCCTTTAACCATGTTTGAATTGCGCCTCCTGGATAGGTAATTTCAAGGTCGTAATAATACACCCCTGATGCTACCTCCATATTTGCACCGCTTACATTTATGGCTATTGTGCCCGTACCAATTACAATTTCATTCGGGGTTTCCCATGTTAATACCGCTGCTGCTGATTCACTTGCCTTAACTTTCATTGAGGCGGTATAACTTACCGTAATATCGACCCCATCAATTTGAACGCTTGTAAATGACATTTGAAAACTATCTCCCTTACGGCATGATATTGTTAGTTCGGCTGCTTTGTCATAATTAATATGTGCCATTACCAGTCAGCCTCCACCGTTACTTGTGTTAATGTCCATGATGCAGATGCACCCCCGTTTATTGAAAGTCCTATATATTGCCCTGCGATTGAAGTCATATCAAAACCTGCGGCCGTACCCTCAACATGGCCTGTTGTGTCGTTTGCAAAGCCCGTACCGCTTGTTGTGGTATTTGCAGCTGTACCCCTGTGAACCCAGAACGCTGTGCCCTGAATTACCCCGCTTGCACCTATGGTTCTGACTGTTACCATAATATACAAAGTGCCTATGTCGGCAATGGCTGTTTGTGCTGGGCCTGTTAATGTCAATCGGGCGGTGTCGGCTGTGGTTCTGTTTGCCCCAATCCTAATATTATAAATCGGGGTTGCCGTGCCCGCGCCTGTTTTGGATGCTGAAATAGTCCATAGAAATGTAGTCTTTGTTTGGAATCCGAATGATGGGATTAAAAGATCTGAGTTTGTCAGATAGGTATCTGAGGCAAACCCCGCGCCCTGTGCTGCTACCGCTGCGTTTAAACTCCGCGCTGCTACACGCCCGCTATCGTCTTTACAACACAGTATCTTTGCCGTACTGTCAATGAATGTTGCAGCCGTACCGCTGGACGGTGTACTGGGTGCGCTTTGTGTGGTTAATAATAGATCTCCCATGTTTTTAAATTATTTGTAGTCGGGCTGTGCCTTCGATAGTTGCCCTGTCTGTTGATGCCAAAGTTAAGCGTTTTATTTGCAATCTTCCTGTTCCTGTTGGAACCGTGAATGATGTTTGGGTATATGGGATATTTACAACCGATTCTATTTTAGCATAAACATCCGTCTTTGTTGGTGCTTCAAAATTCGCGTTCCATGATGACCCATAAGCCTCATTGGGTACGATTATATCCCCTGTGAATGTACCGCCCGCTGTTGTTATTGCGTTCTTTTTGTATGCCATTATATTATATTATATTCATCAACTTCGTTTGACAACATTGTTACTGATTCCCATTGTAGTGTAAGGGTGTGATTTGCCGCCCCGTCTATTGTTTCCACGCTATCGCCTTCGATAGTTACCGCATTTACAGACGAATCTATTTTTTTAACGGTGTACATTCCTGTATGACTTACCGCTGTTGGAAGATTAACCGTAATTGCCCCGCCTGCACAATTGCACCGAATTAAAACTATACCGTCTGTTTCGGTAATTGTATAAGGGCTATCCCCTACGGCTATTGTGTGCACCGCAGGTGGGGGTGCTGCCCCCGGTGCTGCATATTCCCTAACTTTCCATTTTAATGTGGGGTTCGATGCGTCATAATCGTAATAAAGACCGATTACATATTCCTTATCAACACCGGGATCAGCTGAAGGAGCACCAAGCGCATTGTTAATAATCTCAGTAGGCATAATAACAAGTGGCATATTACCGACCATTTTACGGACGGCATCTAAATCCACCTGCAATTCTTTTTGAGTATCAATAATTATATCATCCTGCTTTTGCGTCCTTTCGCCTTCACCGTTATTATTTACATTTGTGTATACAACCAGCACCCCTATCCATTCACCCTCCCACGTATCTAATGACATATTAAAGGTTCCGCCATTGAAACACCATATTGTATTATCGAAGTAAAGTGAACTTACCGCATGACATAACCCATCATCCTGAATAGTACCGCGAATTGTGGGCATATAATCAGAGTGTAAACCCGCTATTTGATTTGCTAACATTGCGGGTAAATCAGCATCTAATGTTGTCCACGGTGCTGACCAGTCGCCCGCCTCGCCCCATGTTGCTGCACCTGTTTTAACCAATATACTACCAACGTCATACTTTTTGCCATTGTAAAATGGGCAAAATATTTCTATCTTCTCGCTATTATCATCACGCGGGGTATCTAAATCAGATGTTTGTTTGTATTCCTGTACATATTCCCACGGCATTGTGCTATTAAATGCCTGCATAATAGTTACAGAGCCTGTAAACTCAAATGCTGATGTGGATGCGGTTGTCCATGAAACAGGGAATGTACCGCCTGACGGCCTGCCAACTAAAACACCTTTTATTTTTTTGACTTCTACCGTACAAACTACATTGGTTTGACCCGAAGGGGGGGCTACTAATTCAACCGAATGTTTAAAGTTTCGTGTTAAATCACCGCCTGTTGTGTCATAATAGGTTTGAACATCTGCAACAGGCGAACCACCTATCGCAGTCCATACTCCTAAAATGGGTTGGTATTTTGTACCGCCCGCCCCATTGTCGGCATAATAGGTTTTGTGAACCTCATATTTATTGACTGGTGCTGCATAGTAGCTGAAATCAATATCAATATCAATTTTAATGGCCTTCGCTGGTGGACTTGCTGTTGTTGTAATGTTGTCATGGGTGCAGGTAATTGCAGTTGTGTTTTGTGTCGTTTTACTTGAAATCACACCGTTAACCCTGTCAAATTCAGCGATAGCTGCCCTAACAGGCGGTTCATGCCTTTTCTCAGGTAATGCTTCCCAACATGGCCGCGCCCCGTCATCAACGGTTTGCCTGTGGGTATAACTCTGATTGTATGAACCCACAACCGCCCCGCCATTATCATAGGCCGTATAAGTCCACGCGCTATCATCGTAAGCGTTTACCTGAGTAATCCAGTAAACCCCATTGCCATGATGAATCCTTGCCCCAAAGGCTGTTAAAATGTACTCTAACGCCTGTTTACAATCAGTCCACTCAATTTCACCAACATCTTTGAAAACGTCCTTATTTTTAACGAAGGCTAAATCTCTTATTTTAGCATCAAAAGTTCCATAGCTTGCATGGGTGTTGGCGTTTGTATGCTGCCCTGCCCACCTCACATAATCGGTATTACTTGCCCATTCGTCTGACAAGCCGAGCATATTGATTATCTGAACTGCTACACTTGCAAATGTGGCGCGGTTTGAGGTAAACCAGCCCGGTAATACATCAAAACCCGAAAGCCTGTTTAACCCGTCCTTTGCCTTAACTTCTATAATAGCATAACCCGTTTCTGGTGCTTCGCGTAAGTAGGTGATTTGATCCGTTAAAACCATTCCCACCCAATAGAGCACACCCTCGCGGTAAATTTTCATTATCCACTCTTGTTCAGGTTCAAAGCCCAGGTCATAGAAATTAGTATAATCAGCCTCGTCCCTCATTACGAATTTAATCGTAGCCTCTGACGACATAACCCGTCCGGGGAATTGGGGTTGCCCTTCGCCTTCGTAGTGGATGTTTGGGTCTGCTCCTATTGTTAATTCATAGTTTGTGGCTGTTGCACTGGAATGTAATTCAACCACCCAATCAACATCATTATACGACTTATATGAACCGTAGTATTGTTTACCCATTACCTACGCCCATCCTTTCTGGCGTTATCGTACATGATTAACAAGTCGCGCCCTGTGAACTTAGCAATTATATTATTATTGCCATTGCCCCCGCTGCCATTTGCCATTCTCAATAATTGGTTTTGTTGGCCTGTGTTAAGAATAACCTCACCGCTGTTTACGGGTGCTAAAAGCCTATCGCCTGAAAATGAGTTGCCCCCGATTAAACCACCTGACGCAAATCCTTTTTCACGGTTCTTTGCCATTTGAGCCTGAATAGCCGCCCCAATCGCTACGGCTGCAATACCCGCTACAACCTTTGTTGCAGGATCCATAGTTGCAACCGCTTCTAATGCAATACCCTGTGCAATCAATAACTTTCCTAAAGCCTCTAATCCGTTGGCAAATGAATCTAAAAAGGCCAACATAGGGTCTTGACCGCTACCTATTGCGGCTGCAACGGATGATACCATATTTTCCAAAGAGCCTTCAAGTGAACTGCTAATTTGTTTGTTAGCATCTGCAACCCTTTGTGAGGCTGCTTCTATTTGTGAGGCGTATAATGAATAACTTGCCGCTGCATCTTAATGAAGGTTTTATATCAATAGCAAACTGAGCCGCTGCATCTGATTGCGATTTAAAATCCATGAAAGGATTATTTGCAATCGTTGGAGATGTTGTGGTTTGGACTTTTGGTTTTGAACCGCCTCCGCTGCTTTTTTGAACTGTTGATGTCGGGCTTTTTGCGCTGTTTAATATCCCGCCTGCCTTATCAACATAATCAGCATAAACCTTAATTTCACGTTTTAATTGCGCCTCTGTTGCATTAATGAAAGTTTCCCGCCCGGCAATGGTTTTTGCCCATGCTGACTGATCTAACCCACCGCCCGAAAACCTGTCTTTTTCTAATTCAGCACGCGCTAAATCTACTGCTAATTGTTGCTTACCTAATTCAGTAAGTTTATCCATCGCAGCCTGAACCCGCGCACGCTTTAAAATCGCTTCGCTTACTTTATCGGTTGCCGCTGCAAGTTCCTGTAAAGAACTTTTCTCAATAGATAAGTTATTGAGGTAGTCGGGGTATTTAGTTTGTAATTGTTGTAGTGCCGCTGTTCGTGTTTCGCGGGTTAGTGTTTCATCTAATAAAATCGCCTTTAATGCTTCAACTTCACCATATTCTTGCTGTGCAATTTTTACACTATTTTCTGCAATTAAATTATTTGCCTTTTGTGCATCCGTTAATTCAACTGTTGAATCCGTAAGGGCTGCAATTGTAGTTACAACCGCTGCAAACAATGTAACACCTGCAATTAACGGATTCGCTTTTATAATCAGATTTAACTGAGTGAATCCATCTTGTAAACCGTCTAACGCCTTAAAGCCCTCAGCAAAGGCCATTGCGGCCTGAACCTTTAATAAAGTTCTTTGAACATCCTCACTTTCCGCACCGAATAAAGCCATTGCACCCTGAACACCTGCAAACCCCTGAGCCGCTGCACCTAACGTTGTGCTTAGTGCTTTAAATGGTGCATCGGGCCTGAATGCTTCAATAACCCCTTTTGCATCGTCAATATTTGCCCTGAGTTTACCCGCTGCTGCTGCTGTTTGTGCGAAGGCCTTTGTGCCCTGCAACCCCGCCTCCATCATTCGGGCGGTTAAATTCTGTAACTGCCGCGCCTGAGAATTGAGGTTCATATTCTCAATTTTCTTAGTAACGGCTAAGGCCATTTTCGCGGCTTCTTTTTCTAAGTCCTTACTTGCCCCTTGTGTTATTTTGGTAACATCATCCCAGCTTTTCGCATAGCCTTTGGTATCTACACCGACCGAAACATTTATGTCATTCTTTTTTGCCATCGTTATCGGTTATAATGTACCATAAAATCAAGTGAAACATGGAAAACACCGTCATTGCCCGCGCTTTCTGTAAAGTCCTGTGATGATTCAAATTTGATATTTTGCACCACTACACCCCCGTAAGTTCCTAACGCCTTATCTGCTAAACTATTCCTAACAACTATGGCAAGTGCATTCACAGCCTCGTAAGTTTCGGCAAAGCATGATACCTGCACCCGTGAAACAAGTGCATTAAATCCACTCTTTGTATTTAGCGGGGTATCTGATATTGTGTTGTAAACAATGCAGGGGATAGTGATCCCTTGCCGGGCTTCGTTGCCATAAATAAGCGCGGTTATTGTGGTAACATTGCTATCACCGCTTAAAATAGAATATATGGCTTTGCCCGCCTCCATTAGTTTTTAAATATCTTTTTGAGGTCTTTTTCGGTAGCCTTCACACCGTCTTTATTGATTGTGAACTTTTCCCATACTTCATCTGGCACATTCGGCTTCGGACGGCTTTCCCTTTCCCATGAAAATTTAACCTTTGCGGCTTCCTTACTCATTGCGCTTGCAATAAACCGCGCTTCGATTAACCCAGATTTAACCCGTTCAAATTCGCGTTCTGTGTTGCCCTGCAAAAACAATGAAACAAAGGCGGGTGATGCCTCGTTAAGTTCATCTTCGCGAAGGCCGTACCCGTAACACATTTTCCGAATCTTAATATAAGTTAAGGGTTTGCCGTTGCTTTTTTTTTCGGGGTATCTTCCTCAATCTGATAAAATGCGGCCTGTGCTTTGATGTATATTTCAATGGCAGGGGTGATTTCAGTAAAGTTGCTGACCTCTTCAGCTAACGCTTCGCTATCCGCAAAGGGGCAACGTTCACCGATTTTCCTATACCCGCCTGCAATACCTTCAAACAATACCACGCGGTTAAACCGCATATCGCTTGCAAGTTTATCCATTGCGTTTGCTGTGGTATCGGGGCTGTTGTGCCCTGCAAAGGCTGAAATATTCTCTAAGGCAAGCCACCCGAAATGAATCGGGTGCTTTGTGCCGTTAATTGTTATCTCATTCATCATGGGAATGTACCTAATGTGAGTGCGCCTGTGCCGGTAAAGTCTACTGAAAATGTACTTTTGTCATCATCTGGGTTTGACCATTCAAAGTTCCCGATAAGGGCGGTTCCTGAAAGTTTCGGATCACCTGAAACACCTGTGCCAAATACAATGCTCCAGGTGGTAGATGCAATGTGATCGGTTAACAAATCCTGCATTGATGTTTCAGTAGTTCCAACTGAGGTATCAAATTCGGTGATTGATTCTGCACTCATTGACCAGTTTAATCTACCTTGTATGGACTCTGCCCATGTTGCTGATGATTTAGAACTTACATCAATGATTGTTTTGCCAATGCTTACGCTGTTTGCAACGAGGTTAGCAACTGGTACGGTACCTTTCCAAAGTTTGACTAAGGTACCATTAATGGGGGCTGCGGTTTCTGCCATGATTTTTTATATTAAATTATTTTTTTTTGCTTGTTGATTTATAATCTTTTCAAGTCCTGTTTTAATAGTTGTATGGACTTTATCCTTATTGTTGTCCACCGCTGGCCTCATAAATGGACGCGGTCTAAAATATCCAGTACTTGCACCGTTGTCTTTGAACCTTTCGGACGTTCCAAACTCATTAATAACTGCTAATGCAGGGGCGGTAATCGTATCTGTGCCCACACTGTTACCCCCAATTACACCTATAAGGGCTGTATATGGGAATTTACTATCATTCTTAGTAACAAATCCTAACGAATCCCTAACTGTTTGGCTTTGGCAGTTCCTTTTTGCAGCGTTAAGGACAACACCCGCACCGCCTTTAACAAGTTTACTAACCTCTTTTTGTGGCAATTGTTTCATACCGCCAAGTTTTTTAAGTAGCCCTTGTGCTCCTGTTACCTTACTGGACATTTTCGACCTCCAATCTGATATACTGGTTACGACCTACATAAGATTTAGAACGTATATTCCACGGCCTACTATCGAAATAAAGGCGGTTTTCAACTGTTATGCTGTTTGAATCGGTATAATGTAGTGTTACGGTTGCGGTTTCACGAAATTCGACCTTTTCAGCCGCCTTGGTTTCGCCGCCTCCATTGTATTGAACCCTACCCCATATTTGTTTATCTGTTGCCCATGATGCTGCTTTTGTAGCAACTCCGTAACTCGAATTGCTAAAAGTTGCAACCTGAACCGCTACCAAAACATCCATTAACCCGCTATTCATACAAATTCCTTTATTGAATAGTTTGAGAAAAGATGTTCATGGCTATAATCCAGCTTTGTCACAGATGCCCCAATGATTTCAGAGCCCCGATTGGTATAAAAATGCTCTGCAAGTAAGTAAATACCGTGCCGTATTTCATCAGGGAATAGCTTTGATATATCTTCACTATCGCCCGCCTTTGCAAACCCCTCTACAACCGTAATTTTATACCTCCATCCGTGGTCATATAAAGACGTTGCGGGGTTAATTAGGGTTATGTCATAGCCATAATTTGCCGAAATAGTCAATACCTCATCGTAATTTACAGATGAAAGTGTCTGAATATCACCTGAACTATCCCGGTACTTAACTGAAGTTAGCGATAAAATCCGCGCGGGTATGTGAAATTTACCCTCGGTAGCATCCGAAAAAAAGTAATCTACTGTGGATTTGCAGATTTCATACCCCAAAATATTAGAGGCATAACCAAAACAAGCCGACAAAAGGCCGCCTAAATAGGCATCTTCTACATTAGAGGTTAAGCGCAAATGCGCCCTTAACTCTGCAATGGTTACATAGTCTGTTGGCTGATATGTTCTGGCTGTTACGTTTTTCACTTAGCCTTTTTTGTGGTCTTTTTGGGGGCTTCGATTTCAGGGGCTTCAACTGCTTCAATTGTGGCCTCAACGGGTTTTTCAACTGCTTTTTTACTTGCAACCGCCCGGCCTGCTTCAATCAATTCCTTTGCCTGTAAGTCGTTTATTTCAATCTCATCACCTATCAATGCTGACAAGTTCCATGGATTACAACAAACGCCTTTGATAATCTTGATTTTCATTCACCTCAAAACCCCGCGCCTTGGCCAGGTCGCGGGGCATGAAGTATGAAAACCCAATCTATGCGGTAATTGCTACGTCCGCTGCGAAGGATTCGGGATGTCGAGCATCACAATCCCACCAGCTATGAACGATAACCTCAGTTAAGGCCTCTTTACCCTTAGTGTAAGGGTTACGAGTCAAATTGAGTGCGCCCCATTGTGCAATGATGAAATCAGACCAGTTGCCCGAGAATATCAATGCACTTGCATCGGTACCGGTACCCAATGTACGACTTACGCTGTTTGTCATCCACACAGGGAATCCGTCAATGGTGTTATCATTTGCCCAGATTTTGTACCCGCTGGATGCGATTTCCTCTTTTTGTTTCAGAAGTTTGCGAATGAATGAGTTTGTCAACCATCCTGCATTGCCCATCAATGCGTTGTCTTTTGCAACTTCATCAATGATATTCTGAATAACAGCATAGGTAACGGTTGCTGTGCCGATTGAACCAATGCCAGAAATACCCAGCAATCCGGTCATTTCACCGCCTGAACCTGCACCATGAATCAACTGCCTTTGTAATTCCTGCAAAGTGGCCTGATAAAGATCGTTTTCGGTAATGCCTAAAATATCTTCGTTGGCCTGCAATGAAACCTGATTTGATACATCTGTGAAAGCGGTGATACGCTTTGGAGAAAGAGCAACGCTGTCAACTGTTGGAGTTGTTTCTGTTGATGTGGTGTTTTCCGCTGATGCTGCCACGGCTGCGCCTGCTGTTTTGCGGGGGAATGTCAGGTTGTTTGTCAAACCTGTAAGCATGGTTGCGCCCATGTTCATCATTACAATGTCATTGCGCAAAGCGTCAATGAATGACATGGTTTGAGTAGGCACATAGGGAGTTCCTGTTGATGCACCTGTTGCCTGAACGTCACGCTTTTGGATGTTTCTTTTCACCTGAAAAAAGTCCATAGGAATGTTAATCCCATCGGTACTTACGCCGCTACCGCCTTTTGACCTGCGAATTGCTTCATCATTCATTTCACGGGCTTCGCCTTCAATCACGCCCCTGCGAACGCAATCCATTGCCTGACCGAGATGAAACACCTTACGGATCTCTTTCTTTTCGGCTGCATTGTCCTGTGCTGCACCAACGGCTGCGGCTGAACGTTTTTCAATGTCATGAGCCTCTTTCCAGCGGGCTTCATCCGCTATCAAAAGGTCAATTTCTGCCTTCAAACCATCCAAAGTCGCCCTAAATTCAGGGGTCATTTTGTTGTTTGGATC